GTTCTTCTCATGGAATTTTAATAGATCGTCAGTATTCAATCCCCTATCGGCTAAGTAACCAGTTAAAAGTTCTTGAGCTAACATGGATACCCGGTCTAAGGCCGTCTCATGGGATGCCGCAGGGAAGGAGGAATTAGCGGTATAATCCGTAGATTGTGTCTGAGCCGTCTTACGCCTAACAGTAAGCGTTTCTCCTGAAGCCGGGGCTGTAACCATCGTTACCGTCCCTCCAGCCTCTACACCCGCTCCAGCTACTGTGTAATGCGTTGTTATAGTCTTAATAGTGTCTACTCCTGTAGCATCGATAGTCAGAGTTACCTCTAGATCCCCAGCGGCAAGAAACATATTGTTAAAAGCAAAAGCTGTAGTGGACCCATCCCCTGTATAGGAGGCTTGTGAATTAGTTGTTGTAAGCATTAGAAGATTCCTCGTTGTGCCGCTTCACTCGGAGAAGCGAAAAACTCTTGTGAATTTTGTTCCTCTACCTTTGATTCTAGCCTATCAAGACTTCCCGGATCAAGCATTTCTTGTATATTATACCATAAAAGGTAATCTATGACAGGTTTTGTGTAGAAGAGGTTATTGAAGGGTATATTGCGTTTAAGTAATTTTGCGCTGTCTTTTGTCAGATCCTTGAAGTCCGTCTCCCCAAATGGGAACTTTCCTATATCTGTCAGCAACGCGGCGGCATTGGGCAATTGCCCAAAAGTCGGGCCGGACACGCGGGATAAAAAATTGTTATACCCTTTCTCATACTCATTAAATATAAGATCCCCATAAATACCCAGACCGCCCCCACGTAAGAGAGAATCTCTTAATACACTCCAATTTACCGACCCGTCGGGATCGGTTAATTTTCTCGGCTTTCTCCCTTTTAACGCCTCCCGGATAGTGAGAGAGACATACCCACCAATTGTTGTGAGAGCTACCACTTGAATCAGACGGAAATTCGCGGGGCCTCGGCTTATCCAATCCATGATGCCCTTAGCGTTATTCTCTCCGTAAAGACCTTTACCGTAAAATTCCCGTTTCATAATCTTTGTGTAAACGGTTATAGGGAAGCTTTTAAATTGGAAAAACAATCTGCTTGCTATCCCTTCGGGGGTTCCCGCTTGTAAGGCTAATGTAGTAATCCGTTTTTCTTTTGATCCGGGGCGTAGAACCGCTTCATCTTTTGTGTCTGACAACCATCCCCGGAACTTCCCCTCTAGCTCATCACGGAATCGCGCTCGGCCTATACCTGTTGCCCGTTCGCCTCGGGCTTCCATAAGGTCACTAATCACATTAGAAGGGATCATTTCTACCCTATCCGGAGTGACATAGGTATAACCTCCGACATCATCATACTTATGCACCCTTATCGCATCCCATTCGCCCCCTGATATATCGAACCTATCCATTTGATTTCGCATATTAACCGGAAGGTTATCTATAGCGTTATCCGCCTGTCGGCCCCATTCTATAGTCATCATCCTTGTAGAGGCTCCGGTATGTATGTCATTCCACCAATTCATGCCCCCTAATTTAAATAAAGCTTTTTGAATATTGAATAAAAACTTATTTGTTCCTGTCTCTTGAGCTGAAAATCGGGTAGACACTTCGGCAAGAAAACTATCAATCATCGCCCCGTTTGCCCATAAGAACTCTTTCTCCGCCTGAGTTTTTGGAAGGAATAATCTAAATTGCTCAATAAAAGTATCCATATTCCGGAGACCATTATACGTCATAGTAGTTTGAAAAAATGCTTTATCAGGGATAGCCGCCAAAAGGATAGCCCCCATATTAGCGGAAGTTACTATTGAGTTCCATCCGGCATGAACTCGGTGAGCCGTTATGTTTTCGGGTATATCTATACTCCCGTCTATCGTATCAATTACTTTAGTAAACGACCCCTGTTGCAGGGAATCTAACTCCGGCGAAGGCCCGCCTAACTCTTCGGCTGTCTCATTCTTTAAATCTTCAACAAGGTCTAAAAATGTCTGCCGCGGGTTCGGCCCCCAATCCTGCATAAGACCAATTGTTCCAGCTGCCTTCCGTAGTTCAATAGTTATTCCCTCACGGAGGGTATTAGTTCCAAAATTCTTATTATACTCAAAAGCCGACTTGCCGTCTTTAAAATGTAACAACCGCCGCTCACTGACAGATTTTGCCAAGGAGCCTGTCCCGGAATAGGTTTGGTTTATTTCCGCCGCGTCTCCTAACCTTGGAGTAGTTGAGTGCTGATCTGTAGTGATGCCCTTCCATACCCCTCTTAAAAATTTATCTTTGTTTTTTCCTTCAAACGTCCGGAGATCGTCCAACATGGGGATGATCTCTACCGCCCATGCCTTAAATGCGGCCTCATTGCCTTCTTTTGTCCCCACTTTAAATTCCTCCGGGGTGTAGTGTCGGATCAATTTTATTTTATCGTGCGTCTGACGCATGACATGATCCGGTAAGAAATGGATAAATGCCCCATGCCTGTTTTGCATCTTAACAAGATCTTTCTGAATTTCCATCCACACCTCCGCAATGTTTTGCGCGTCCTTATTTCCGGAAGATCCGAAACCGTCCATGATTTCTAAATATACTTCCTCATCCACTAACCCGCGCTTAAACACATCTAGGACTCCCCCTTTAGATAATCGGGAAAGTAATGTCCCGTAAAATTGATCAAGGAGCCTGTTCTTTTTTGTGTTCGTAGAATCCCTGCCCCCGGTAATGTCTTTCGCCGTTCCTTCCATTGCTCCCATTAACCCCTCGCCGGGAGTGTCGAACCGGGCAATCTTCTTACGTTGCCGGCGAACCGCTCTGACCGTGAGCATGGCATTACGCCGTCTTATCTTGGCTACGAGATTTTCTTCTCGTTGCATACGCCCCGCTACGTCCTGTAATACAGATTCTATGTCCGACCCCCTCATGTTTTCCGGGTCGATACGCGCCCTTACCGCATCCACTATTTCTTGTGCTTCTGCCGGAGTAAATGCCTTTTTTGACACTTGCGTTATTCTTTTGATACAATCTGTAAAATCTAATGCCATTATATAACCTTTCCTCTAATACAATCTATGCCTGCTTTTATTCCTTTTTCCCTATCAGGAACATTTACCGTTTCACTCTCTATATAACTCCGTTCAACAGGAGAGAATGTATCTTGCGCCTGTTGCATGTCCTGTATCTTTTTCCTTACCTGAGAAACAATCTGTTCCGCGCTTTGCCCGGGTTCCCCTGACCCTTTTATTGGTTTATCTCCCAACGCCCGGTTTATTGATCTAGCCGCTTTCTGTGCATTTCCTAAAGAGGGAGAAACCTCAAAATCATCCAAGGCTTGAACCGTATCTTTTTCTACCGATTGTAAATTATTTTTAAACCCTTCCGCCTGATTCCTGAATTCTAATTCTAAATCATCCGCTTCCTGTCCTAAAATATCAATGCTTCTTTGAATATCTGTATCCGGATTTAGCCTCATCTCTTCTATGTCCTCTACCTCAGTAACAATATTTTCCGGAGTATCTGGTTTCTGAACCCTTTCCCTTACCTCTTCCTCCTTACGAAGTTCAGACAGCTTCTTCCCACGCTCGTTGATCACCTCCCCTATCTTTTTCTTGTCTGCGGGATCAGTTACATCCCAACCACGTTGTGCCGCTATAACATTAGGGTCTAGGGAAATGAGATCATCCCCTACTGTGTTTGGCTGGTCATTAAGAGTCTGGGAAATAGTTAAAACATGCGCGTTCGCATGCGTTTTATAATTGGCTTGAAGAATACTATCAGATATTTTACCAAATCCTGCATGGAGGGTAGCTCCTAAAATAGCTGAAAACCCGAAATTCATCATCGTATCTTTTAAATTATAATTAGAATCTTCCAGCCATGCGGGAGTGAGTACAAATGGTTCCACAACCGCCGCTCCTACTGAACCTTCGATCACGCCTTTAGCTATACGTCGGCGGGTTATTCCCTCGCCTAATACCTCGAATACTTTTTGGTTAAACTTTGTCTCATCATATAACCCTAGGGCGACTCTCGCTCTTACTCCTCCCCACGCCTTTGATCCCGCTTTTAAACTTTGAGCGGCCTTCGCCGATCCTATTACAGGGAAAAACATAGAGCCTAAATTGATTGGGTCGATTGCTGTTGCGAGAAGCCCTACCCCAAATGACCCCGCCATCCTCCAAACACTTGACGTACCATGCTGAATAACATACTCCCGACCTATTTCCTGTCGTTTGCGCTCATGTTTATATCGGGCCGCTGTTTGATATATCGGGGAATCAAAAGATAGTTGTCCATCTATACCATATATCCGGTTTGCTTCATCTTTATCTAATAACGGGCCTGAACTTAATGACTCAAACTTTTCGCCTAAACCAAAAGAGTTTGTCTCTTCCATAAATAATTCAGTCATCCTTTGAATCCCCATAAAAGGAGAGTGATAGAATGCATCTTTTGCAACCGCCGTAAAATAATCCACCGTTCCGGGAATTGGGGCGGCGGGTACAAACTGGGAATTGCTTGCCCTCGGTTGCCAAAGAGGTATCGCTGACATTATATTTCGAGAATTCCGATTAGTTTTTTAACTTCTTTTGAGAACTCCTCTTCTGCCATATCAGGAAGTTCAAATTCTTCATGCTCCTTGCGAACAGGTCTTCCTGAAGCTGTCCATTCAATCTGTTCTCTACTCATTGGGTCAATCGATGTTGGAGTTTCAAGCGGAGATACTTCTCCTGTTCCCAAATAAGTAGAAAGTCCTTTTGAAATCCGTTGTCCTTCCTCTAAAGACCTAACAGGGATAAAATCTTGATTTTCAACCGCTATTCGTTGTGCTTCTCTTAATTCCTTTTCCTCAAGGTTTCCTGAAGAGTCCTTACGTATAGTGGGAAATACCATCCATTGTCCTGACCTATCGTCCCTTTCAACTGCTGTAAGAACCGATGAATCACCAATACTAAGGTCCTCACTAATCGCCCTTTCAACCCAAGGGTATTCCTCCCTTAAGGTAGTAATCTCACTCTCTAAAAGGAAATCGAAGGCCCCTCTCGCTTCAATTGATTTAAGTGAAATAGCCGCTCGCGCATCTTTGTGTTTTCCATACATGCTAAATACCCCCGCTTGGCGGATAAGTTCTTGCTCACTCATTGTAGGATAAATAGCCCGTAAGGCTGCCATGTTAGAATACCGGGTTTCCAAGACTTCGGAAAATTTAAAGCTATAGGGTTCCGACACATTTTTTCCCGTCTCGTCTTTGACAATCTCTCCGTTCTCATCTCTGACCCATGCCATAACAGCTTGAGGCGTTTCACCTATATCATAACCATGATATAGTGTCACACTATCCGTCGTCGGGTCTACAATAAAAGTGGTTTCATCCTGTATTCCTGTTTCTAACAAATGCCATTTTAGATTCCTATCCAGATCCCAAGGCATAGAGGTTGCGGTAGCAAGCCCGCGAACATCAAAAGACCTCCAATCCAATACACCTTTAAGTATTTCCAGATAAGAGGGTAAAAATTCAAGCTCATTGGGGGTATATTCTTTTAGGGATTTGTCCTTCGTCCGATACTTTTTCGGAATCATCATCGGCTCCCCGTCAATTAAGGTAAAAATAAACTGCCCAAATACCAGTTTACTTACATCAGCTACCGTTTCCTCTTCAAAATTAGAACGGCTAAATGGGTCCTTTTTTTTAGCCATTTTTGGCCCAAGCAACGCAAGGGCATAATTTGTCAGAAATTCATGAAGGCCTGACGTCATATTTTTAGCTCCGGGGTTGGATAATACCTTATTAGCTATAAAGTTCTTATATAAGATATTATCTGGAACATACCCATTGACCGCGTCTATTGACTCTTCAGGTAAAAAACTAAAATCCGTGCCTTGCGCGGCAAGAGCGGTATTCAACCACTTTGGAACCGACCCATTTTCCGTGTCGGTGTGCATAGCCGTAACAAAAACCGAACCGTTTACGCCTTTTCCCTCATCAAGTTTAAGCAGATCCTGAAACGCTGTCGGGAAATCTTCCCCAAAAAGTTGTAAAAAAATGCCGACCTCATTTATTATTTGCTCCGAGTCCATATTGTTTAAATTATCTACAAAGTCTTCCGCCATCTCCGGAGACATAACGCTTTGGTTATGTAATGGAACATTATCCATTTCCTGTAACATAAGAATAGTTTTTCTTATCTCGGAAGATAAAGCCCTGATTTCCTCGGGGTCCTTTGTAGAATTTAACCGTTGTTGTAATCCCTGAACCTTTGCGTTTTGAGAATAGAAGGAGTAAGGGTCCTCCCTTCTCAAGGTGTTTTGTTCGATAATTAAAGTTTTTATATCCTTTTCTACCTCTTTATCATTTTGCCATTTACCGGCCTCAAGTTCCTCTGTAGTATAGGTAGATCTAAGGGGTGTCTTTATTTCCCTTTGTACTTCAAGCATCTCACGGGAAGTTCCAGCTTTTACTTTATTAGCGTAGTTAAAATACTTAATCGCCTTATACTCTTCTGAGTCTAAGTGCTTTTCCATTAAATCCCGTCTAACCGGATCTTTATATAAAGATAGAACGTCTTCTTTATTATAGACGGTTCCCCTAATCCCTTTGTTTCTTAAGTCATCAAAGAATCCCTCTGCCACATCGGCTGCTTTTTTCTTTAGAAAGTTGTTATTAGTCTTCTGCCCGGCAGTCGCACTCCTTTTTATTTCCCCAAAGGTAGGTTCAGGGATGGCTTTAGCCTCAGGACTATCAAGAAAATCTAAAACGGCAGGCCATTGCTCGTTTGTTAGCAGACGGAACATAGCGGCAGTTGGAATGTTATTTACATCCAGTCTCATTTTCACCGCCACTTTCGGGTCTATTGTTCCGGCATTTACCCCGTCAGCAATAGTCGCGTTGAGTTCTTCTACTTGGGTGTTCATGGCTGTAAGATCAACTCTGGAATGAAAACTCTCTTTTATCGTAAGAACTTTTTCACCAATAGAGAGTGCTATTGCCTGACTCTTATTGAAATTCTCAGTTTCGATATGGTGTAACAAACTCCTATTATACCGCTGTGCTAACCCCGTATCAAACATAGCGATCAGGTCAGTGTTGCCTGAATGCTTCTTATGAAAAGCTTCTTTATACGCGGACGATAAAGCATCAAAATCCTTTACCGACTCCGGATTTGTTTTATTTTCCTCAGAAAAAATTATTCCTTTGTGATCCCAATCTGTAAAGGTATCGAAAATGATTTTACGATCTTCCGCATCCTTTTCCACTTTCGCTCTGCGCTCTCTTTCAGCTTGATTGTTCGCGACCCCAACACCGGACCGTGCTAACCCCGAAATGCCCAACGCTAGTGCGCGATAGCCCGGAGATACATCCGTTGCAGAAAAGAAATCAAGTTGCCTTGGTATTGGTAAACTTCGTCTTGGAGGTGTAGGGGGCATTATGTTTTTGAGGATTACTTATCAAAGTTTGGGTTAGTTATTATTTTCGCAACTTCTCCAACCCCGCCCGCAACGGCTCCGGCGGTTCCTAAAATTGCATTTGTTCTATTTGTCTCGCCCGCTTGAAGCGCAAAATTGGCTTCTTGATTTCCAAGCGCGTGATACGCAGCCGCTACCCTGTCAGCGTGTTCAAAGGTTCTGTCTTTAGCTATCTCATAATCATCGATGTCTCGTCTTAGCCTGTCCGTATCAAATTGAGCCTCCTTAAGAGCTTTTTCAGATTCAAGCGTTCCGAGCTTTAAAGCATTTTCTCCCGCAAGTTGAGATTTATACGCATCTAAGCGAGATAGTGCCGCCTGACTTTCCCGTTGTTGTTGGGTAAGTATGGTTTGACGAATGGAAGATGCTTCTATCGTTTCCGCCCTTAGTTTAGTAAGATCCCGTAAATTGGTGATATTTCTCTCCGCGTCAGTCTCGGCAAGCCCGGCCTGATAAGCACCTATCTCTCCCTCAAGTTGGACCTCTCTGATTTTCTGAGTTGCAGAATATTCATTAAGGAGAGACATCATATCTTGAGTATTTGCCTTAACATTCGCCTCATAAAGAATATCTGTTGCGCTCATATCCCCTTGCCTTTGCATATCATAAACAACGTCCATCGCCGACCCGCTAAAGGTTATTCCCCCACCAACAATCCGGGCCTTATTTGCCGCTATAGACCGGCTGTTGGTTACTCTTAACCTGTTAGCCTTATATTGGCTATAGGCTCTTGTGCTTCCCGCCTGACTGCGATTAAAATATGCGCTCGCTAAATCCTCTTCCGCCGAAGCACCCAATCTTTCCTGAGTCCGTTCCGTAGTTAGGAGTATATCATTTACCAGAACGGCTGTATCAAACTGTATATCGGATTCCGTTATCGCGCTTTCATAATGTATGCTGGCAACCGCTTCACTCGAACTCATACGAATATCGTTTATCTCTTGAACCATCTGCTCGACGGTTTTTTCTGATTTGTAATTTAAAGCAACCGCATTTAACCGAGCCGTCTCTAACGACATGGCGGCGTTCTCGTCTATAATTTGTGCGCGGTATATCCCATTCGCTAAAGCATTCGCCGCCGAAAATTCATCCTCTCGTTGAATGATGTCCGCCTGAAACTCAAAATCTTCAGCAGCAAGCTGCGCGTTTTCCGCATTAATCCTTGCTTGTTCCCTAGCTAAAGCCGCCTGTTGTTGCGCCGCCTCACGCGCAGCTTTGGCTTGTTTAATTCCACCAATAATTTGTGCCCCTGTGCCTACTACTGAAGCAATTGCAGATACAACTCCCAATATTCCTAATGCCATTATACTAATCCCTTAAAGTACAGTGTTTCTGTTGTTATCATCTCTGGGAAGTTATTTGTGAAATTATAGAAAGAATACCTATCGGGTATGCCTGTTCCTGAACTATTACAAAGGTATCCCTTACATCCGAATTAACATTTAAATTTATTTCTCTGTCTCCAGTAAAAAGATCAGGGGTTTTATCCATATCATGCGCGGGACTCGTATCCCGGAAATCTTCCTGCACAAGGTCTGTTGTAGATTTTCCATGCTTAAACCCTAAAGTATTTATTAATCGAAGTGTGAGTCGGTGAACCCGTTTTAATCTCCCAGAAGTAGATCCAAGCGAATCCTCTACCTCATAAGGCATCGGTTTAATGGTAGATGCTTTATGATAACCTACATGTACCACTGATCCTGTTTCCGGAAGAGTGATTTTCCCTGTCGTTGCACTAACCGTTAAATCTCCTATATCTTCCCCATCAGAAACAACCCGGACAGATTCTCCGGGGAGATGACCAAGACCCGCAATACTTAAAACAGCTGCTCCGTTATAAGTTAAAGAGGAATCCACATAACGCATATTATTTTTATCCTGAACCCCTGTTGGAATAAATTCATTCTGAATAACTTCTATATATCGAACAGTTTCACTATTAATTGTTCGTTTTACTACGACATATACATCATCATCCTGACCTGTCCCTGAAGGGCAGGCAGCCACACCTTCAACTACCGCATCTCCGGTAGAAAAAGATCCACCTATCTTATGTCTGTGAAAAGCGGTAATTTCCTGAGATCGATTGTAAGTCAACCCAACAAGTACTCCATCATTTCTCGCTATCCAGATAAGAGTCTCAGGAGACCGCTGAACAGCTATACTCTCAACATTTGTCCCATCTCGTATAATATGCTCCGCTAGGATTGTAAGATCATCTGCTACATACGCATCTATATCAAAATTATATTTAAACTCCCTAAGTTTTGTTCCCGCACGTTGAACAAAAAGAATAGAACTATCTATTTTAACCGGAGCTACCTTTTCAGAACCAAAATTAGTGTGTTCTGAAATACGAATACTTGCAGGGGTAAGCGGAGCAGAAACAGATGTACCTTTAATTTCCCATTCTGCCGCAAGGGTCCCGATAATAAGTATCGGTCCTGAACTCATCCATTGAATCGTATTTACCTCCTGCGCGGCAATCGTTACAGTGATTGCGTTAGTGTCTAAAACCGTTGAATTTGTTTCTGTAGGGGAAAAATTCCTATACTCAGCGGAGTTAGACATCCATACTGTATCAGGGTTATCTACCGATCCTCCAAAGGTAAGGCGGTTCTGATGGAAAACTACTGACCCGGGCCAATTGGCATCTTTCCACGCACCAAGCCTCCATTTCTGTGTCCTCCCAGAAAATTTGAAAATGCTCGGATCATAGGGATCAAGAGGAACAAATCGTGTAAGATTTGCATTAATTTGTGTAGTAGAACTAAAGGTTACTATCTTTCCCCAAACTTGCTCTCCACCAAAATTCATCCTAATTACCCTGTTATCCGCAACATCCGTAGAAGCAAAAATTGCGTCTGTAGAAATTATTGTGGCAAGATAAGTCTCATTAGAGACGGTTATATTTGCCGGAGGTGTATGCATCGTTAAAGGAGCCGCACTTATCTCCAAATTCTTCTCATCGACAAATTTTGAAACAAGAGACCAAGTCCAAACCCCTCCTCCGGGGGTTGTCTGATAGCGGATATAATGCCCATCCATCGAATTTGTAAAAACCGATTTATCAGATACTAAGGTATCAGGAGTTCCAGCGGAAAAAGTATAAGCTGCTGTAGGATCTAATGTCGTCCATACATTATCAATCGCCTCTACTGTGGCAACTGGCTCTGAGACAGACACCCATTTCCCTAAAGCATAGTCTTCCCCTACAATGTATTCAACGTAATCTCCGGTTCCAAACCCTGTCCAATTCCCTGTAGTGGTAAGATCCTTTCGATAAGTAACAGCACTTATATATACAGTTGTATCGGTTATATTCTCATCAAGATAGGGGCCATCCTCAAAAACAGAATCCGTTAAAGTCCAATCGGTATGGCTTGTTCTGGAAAACTCTGCCGGAGCGTGGTTTGTATGGGCAATAAAAAGAACATCTGCACTTTGAGTGAAGCTTATAAAGGGAAGTTCCGCTTCCGTATAAGTAGACGTAACAGCAACTATTTCCGAATCCTCTCCCTCACTTATACGAACATCATAAGCCTTTATGCTACTCGACCCCGCTCCAGTATAACTATAACTGAAATCATCTTTAAGCATACGAAGTTCTACATCCACATGATTGGCATAAGACGCTCCAGCGGAAAAATGCATCTTAATACAATAATAAGATAAAAAGGGAGTTTTTTGGACCGTAGCCGTTGAATTGGCAGGCGATCCGTTTACCGTCCCGTCGCTTAGATCAAAATTAGCGGTGCATATAGTGTTATCATGATTCCTTACATATAATTGGGCATTTCTTGTCCCTGTCCCTCTTTTTACTTTAGCAGACATAGTATATGTTTTACCTAGTGTCAGAATAGCAGTTCCTATATTCTCCTGTGAAATAGCATGTAATCCCCCTACTCCCGTCTCTACAATTTCATCTACAATAGTCGCCCCTAAATGATCATCATCGGCATTCGCACTTATTGTTACATTATTTTTTGCCCAATCAGCGTGATCAAACGCAGAAGCCTGGGTCAATTCCGCGACATTGTCGGGCTGAACTACCCCCCCATCTCTCATGACGCGAATCTGGTTATCGCAAAATTCAAGCATATACGCCTGAATATTTGAAAATTCAAACGGGACTAAGCGGGATTTTTTTGAATTGTCTTTCGCTGTTTTTACAAAAGCGGTCCCGCTGCGGCGAACTATTCCTCCTTGGGTTTTACAAACCATATTCTCTAATGTTTCAAGAGCATTAAAATAGTTTTTTAGGTCTGTTCTTCCAAACAGATAAGGACTAACCTCCCCGGCAGAAAAGTTAGTTTGAATAATAGTCTGCGCTCTTCCCCGACGTGTCGAAGTGCTTGCCATTTATATAACTCTTATTGCTGTTGTCCAAGAAGTAATCTGAGCCTGATTTACACTGTCTTCTGTTGAAGACACATAAGCCCCTTGCGCTAAAGTCATTCTATACCCTCGTTCCATCTGATCCCGCAAAGCTCCATCATTAGTTATCTTAACACAGGTATCCCATGCTAAATGATAAGCTATAGCTTCCCCTAAAAGATCATCAATATCTTGAGCATTGTCCTCATCTATATCCCAGATATAAACCAACTCCAAAGTGTTTGAATTAGAAAGAATTTTCTGTCCCTCTATTCTCCAGAACGTCCCGGTAGGGGTAATATCAATTACACGGATATAGTCCGTAGGGAGTTGATGTTCGTAAGTATAACCAAAAGCGGGTTCTGTTACAAGTAGGGCAGGAAGCACCCGTTTCTTAGCGCATTGCCAAGGTTTATCTCGAAGCGTAGCACGTTTAACCATTTCAAATCGAGTGTTCATTACCTCCGCATTATTAGTTGTATCGGAAAGAGCGGCTATCCTGTCCTGTCCTAACTTTATTAAAGCGGAATTGGCTATATCAGTAAAATTCATTTAATATAAAAGACCCCGGCCCCCTTTGTTCAGGGGCCGGGACTTTGTTAGATTTAAATATGATTATTCTGAATACATCAGATAACCTTTAACAACGGCTGCCGCAGCCCACACAGCTCCTACAACTGTGAAGACAAGGTCCACTTCTTTTTTGGTGACATAAAGGAAGTTTAACGCAGCTGTATGATTAAAATCATCATTACCTGCTGCTGCCATATCAATGTCATTACCGAGCAAGTCGGCATCATCAGCAACCGTAGCTCCTGATGTGTCATCAATATTTCCGTTTCCATCATGTCCCCTGAGTCCAATATCTGCCAACGCTCCGGTTCCTAATGCAGTATTATCAAGCTTACCACCAAGCAGCATTACCCCGGGAGGTAATGTCGCCATGCTGACAACTGTAGCTATAGCAATAGTTCCGGTTGGAACAGTATAATCGAACGAGACTATACGCAATCGACCACCTCTTTCATAAGGTTTCAGGGCAGACCATCCGACTGCATCCTGATTGGTCACCTGAGTAGATTTATAATCCACACTAATCATGATAACTCCTTATTTTTATGGTGATTCATCCGCATAGACTCGCACAATACCTTCCTCCCACATCCGGGAAGCGTCGAAAGACGCTTTCACCTGAAGCTGAATATTATTATTCTTGGAAGGATTAGGACCAACAAAGGTCTGTATTTCCATACCTATTGCTGCAATCATAGCCCGACGTGTCCATGCATAGCATGTCCTTACATCGGTAGCTGTTACAAGAGGAAGAAGTTCAGTCGAAATGAAAGTAAATCCCAAAAAGGTATTTACTTCCCCATGCACCAAGGCTTTCACCGCAGCGTAGTCCGAACTTGTAACTTCTGTCTCTTTTAAAAGGTCTTGAAGCTGCTTTGCTGTTACAACAAAGACTTCATTCCCTTCTATAGCTTCCTGCTTTTGCAGCAAATACCTAGCTTGCCGTAATTTAGCAACATTGAGACCGCTATTTGCCGCGCCCCCACTGTCTACATAATTTACTGCAACATCTTGGTTGGTATCAAATACCACCGAGGTGCTGCCAGTTTTACCACTATAAGAGGTTCCACCGGCTGCATCTACAATTTGCTGATCTAATTGGCGGCCCATGCCGTCTCTGGCCTCTGTCAGATAGGGTGATTGGAAATTAGCGATGGTCTGAACTTTATCAGGATCATCGATCATATCCGCATGCGACCAATGCCGCAAGCTTACCCGTCTGCGAGTGTGAGGAGTATCCGTTAATACTGTGTCAGCGTGTCGGGTAACAATCTCATTTACTGAAACCTTCCCCGTTCTGTCATAGTATGCGTGTTCTCCCTGTTGCCGTTCGACACGAACCCAATCTCTAAGACGTGAACCTTTTTGCTGGAAAGCCCTTTCAAGATTTGCGCTATATTGTTGAACTAGCGCGGTATCAATTTGTGTTGACATCTTTATAAGTCCTTATGCAAAAAAGATTCTAGGTTGACTTCGGATGAGCTACCCATCTTACGACGGACTAACCCTAGCTGATACGTCAGCTTTCCCGTCGGGTTTACCCGAAATCAACCGGACTTATAAGAGCTACCCGGTAAATATATGAAAAAAGTAATTCTTTGGACTTGTCAAGACTTTTGACAGGGAAAATTCCCCGGGAAATACTTTTATAAAAGCGGTTGTGAGCTTGAAGAAACTAATGGCACTGAATCGGTTTGAATTGCAGATGAATCTGCTACTTTTCTTAAATTTAACATTCTTTCAGTCGCTCCACGATCCCCTGTCTCATATAGTTTCATAAAACCCGGATCTGCTTCCAGTCTTTGAATTTCCGATTGCGCCGCTGTCTCATTCATAACAAAAAAGTCACTCATTTTTCGTCCGTCGCTAGTGTCTTCAGAAAAATGTTTGCCCACATTAGCAAGAAATTTGATAAGCGCGGGATTGTTTCCAAGTCCCGTAGTCTCAAGGTGTTCCGAAAGCTCATCACCCCCATAACGCTTGACCATAGCATTTGCAAGATCCACATTGGTCTCATACTCCCCCTTCCACTCTTCCTTCAGAGAAGCTACCGCTTCGTTCATATTATTAACACTTGCTTCTCCGGCAGCAGATGATTCTTCCGCTACACTTCCAAGGTAATAACCCATTTGATCCTGAAACTGTTTTTGAGAAAGCCCATGCTTCCACATGGCATCCCTCGTTTTATTTAAATCTTGTTCCTTCAAAGACACTCCCTCGGGAACTTGAGGCATCTGGTAATCGGAAGGAGAAGCGGGTCTTCCTGCTGCAGAATAAAAATCATCCCATTTCTCTGGGGACGAATCATTTTTTGGAACCACCGTTCGGTTTTCCCCAATTAATTTCTGGGCATTAACGGTCATCTTTGCGAGATCGTTCAAAGAGGAAACGCCAGCAATCGATGGATCATTGCGAAACTCTTCGTCTATATTATTTTTCCAGTCTACAGCTCCAGCAACTCCGCTGGAATTAATAATTGAATCGCCTTCCTCCTCCGCTAAAAGTAGTTTAGGTTTTGCTGAATTGAGGATACTCATGATTTACTCCTTGTTTTAATATTGTTGCCAGTTGCTTCTCGTCATAGGCTAAACGTAAAATTTCCATAGCGAGATCGTGTTTTCCAAGATCATAGGCTGTTTTATCAGGCATTCCCGCGTTAAAGCAAGAAAGATTCTTTGTAACACCGCCCATATCTAAAATACAGCCTATCAGTATAAGCCCGTCCTCAAAATCAGCAGATCCTAAAACCCGCATAAATAACCCTTTTTTCTCTTTTCCTGTTGGAAGTATCTTCGATTGCATCAAACTGTAAGCGATTCTTGTGCTGCCGCAATATTTCTAGTAGCAGTAGATGTATCAACCCCAACCTGAGACTCAACCTTCGCCTGTTCTAAGGCTGTTTCCTCATCGGCAGCAGTCTGTCGTTGTGCGCGGACTTCTTCTATTTCCTCATTAGAATTAAGAACGCGGCGAGGAACATCATGCCAAGTAGCTGATTCTTGAGCGTATCGATCAGGGTTAAGAGCATCAAGCACCTGCGGGCCATAGGCTTGAGCAAGAGGAGTAAGAGACTGAATCCATCGGTCAGCCGCAATCGCCCTTGTTCCAAACTGTGCTTTCGCCGCAGGGGACACATACTGAATATCTAAACTTGATCCTGCCATTTCTTCCGGTGCGTCGGGAATAAGTCCTTTACTATTTAAAAGGGTATAGGTCCTCTTGAGCATGGGGCCTAAAAGTTCTGACTGCAACCGACCAAGCATGGGAGCCATCAAACGTAATTTTTCCTCCCGCCTATCTAAAACTTCGGTTGCAGTCATTTCCACGTTATTTTTTTGGAGTAACAACCAATCTACATAAAAGCAACGGGTTATTTGTTCGCGGATATAAGTTAAAAATTCTATTCCAAATACTGCATCCCCGCCCACGTTTAATGGTTCAATCCTGTCCTGAGACCCCGGTTCATAATAGTTTATCCCGTAGGGCTTCCACTGAATAGGCATAGAGAACCCGTCAGAGGGCATCATAATTGGCGGGGCAATACGGAGCTGGCTGGTCTGAATAAGATTTTTCATCATCTCATTTACCATTCGTATATCCGGTAAACAGGTCATACCCGGAGAGCGACCGTAAGTTTCTCCAGCAATCTTCATCCATCGCGGACAATGATAGGGAAACATATTAAACCCAGAAACAGAAACTTCTTCCGCTGTCTCCTCACAATCCCAGACTGAGGCCCAAGGCATATTAGTTGCTACTTCCAGTCCCGGTGTTCGGTCTTTGCGAGGCCAAACACTATGTAAAAAGTTATAAGCCTTCTCAGGATCGTTGTCCTTCTTTAACATCGCCCGGAGCTTAGGAGGAAGATTATCCAACCCTCCAAAGCGGCGTTCAATCTGGCGACCACTCCATTCAATTTCTCTGATCAAGGTGTCAACAATATTATTTTCATTCTCCGCAATAAAACAATTAGCTACCGCATGTGAACGAAAAACAATATGCTTGTCTTTCGAGTTCCATTCCTGAAAGAGGTTCCCTGTCCCAAAAACGATAATATCTAAATCAAGTTCATGCATCATCGGGTCAAAGTTTACCCGAGAGTCAGCATAATGAGAATAAATTGTGTCGCTGACCAGTTCCAGCCACAGTTGGACATCATGGGATATAAATTGAACTGGCGTATTCTTTACCGTCACATTAAACCAACGATCAGTCGGAGAGGTAAGGAAAGCCTGTAACCCAGAGGCCAGCTGCTCCGCAGCCCATCCAGCCGTCCCATCATAAATAAGGTTCTGTACAGCTTCACCTCGTTGCTGACTGTTGTAAAAATCAGGCGATGCCGGACGTACAAGGTCTTTCAATGATTGCCATTGAGCATCCCATTGGCTGCGCCCATTTTTCATCGCCTCCTTGCGCTTGCTCCGTATCTTAACGCGATCTCGCGTTGCTTGAGGTTGTTCTGTTACCAGTGCTTCAGCCATTATCTTGCAAAAAGTTGTCCACGCATTACAGGGAAATCTTCAGCTCCAGAGGTTCCCGAAAGAATTGTTGAGGCCCGGCCCCTCTTTTTCGGTTTCCTTCTTCTTTTCCCTGTGTCCCCTATCAGATTTTGAAAACTACTGTGTCTCGGAGGCCGAATCGGCCCAACGCCGGAGGGGATGGCAGGACGTTGTATGCCAAAACCTTTATCTTGCATTTTAGCCCTCATTTCAAGGCCCGCATCCTCGTCGGCCTGTGTCCAGCTTACCCATCCCGCGCCTTCAGGGACTGGATTCCCACTCGTAACCCAATTTGAGTTCACCTTGTTTTGTCCAACACCTAAAGGATTTACCCCGGCAATATTAAAAGGATATGCTCCCCGGTCTGTTGTCGATTTAGGAGGCTGGATAAGAGGAGACCCGCCTTGAAACCCTATAATAGTGTTTCTTCCAATTTTTTCTCCTACCTTTTTAACGGAAGGACCAGTTGTTGCCAGTTGTTTTTGCCTCCCTGGATTCCCTACTATAGGGGAACGGAAATCATCATATCCGTGTGGGTCCTTATTAAAACCTAGAACAAAACCATGCTTGCCTACCTTATCCCCAAGCTTAAAGGTTTTTCTCTTCGTCGAAGATGTCTCCTTCAGTTTAGAGGAACCTCCTCCTTTTGTTAAAATCGTGTCTGGGGCGTCTCTGGGATCGTCTCTAAATCTGTTTCTAGGCATTGTTTTTCCTGTTTAGGAATTATCGACCAACTGCGAAAATATTATAGTTAGCTCCTTCCGAGAAACGAGGTAACTTTGGTTTGGAGTCCATGTTTCTGCGGATTGCCATACTGAAATAGCGAAAAGCATCGGCTCCGTTGCTCGACCAATCATGGTAAGGATAGTCCAAATAAAAAGGTTGTTTTGCTGTGAGTGATTTTTTCTCGTCTGAAGCCCGCCGATACTGGCGTAAAGCTTCTATACCTAATTTGCATTTATTACGATCAAATACACAACTTGGCAAGACATTTCTTACTCTATCTATTCCGTCCTCTAAACTGTGCTTATTTACAATCCTAAACCGAATGTCGTGTCCACGGGCAATCTCCTTCTGCGTACGACCGTCTCCCCCCCATTCACGCTTGTTTAAATCAAAAGGTCCCCAATGAATACCGTAAGCATACGGCCTTTCATGGATGACTTTTGCGTAGTGGGAAACTCCCTCCCCCTCGCTTTCATAATATTCTATCATGTGCCGCATTTTCCCAATGTCCTGCCAAAACCAAATAGATGTCGGATCTCCTACTCCTATATCCCACGCTGTGTGAACAGGGAAATCCGGCTGCCAAGGAACGTCGCATATCTGCTTGGCTTCCTCTAAAGCCATCATCTGCTTTCCATAATATGCTCCAATAACAGGAGACTCGAAACTGCAATAATATTCCTGCTGTATCTGTTCCTCACTCATCGTCCCTCGCCGACGAATGCCATTGATATATTCCTCTGTGATTACAGGCTTTCCGTTATCTCGTTTAGTATCAGAGACTTTCAGAAGCTCTGTGAACTCCTCCGGCTCGTTTAAACTGTTTATGTAGAGATCGTGCGCGTGATTCTTGCCCTTCGGAGTAAATATATATACAATCCATGCGTTGTTCTCCCCCTGTATCGGTTCGATGATCGTGTTTATCCGGGGGTTCATCTCCGCATACTCTGAAACTATTATCCCTACAGGGTTTGGCCCTCTTAAACTTCCTAACTTGTCTGCCCCTACAATCTGATATATACTACCGTTTATAAGCCGTATTTTTTGCTCTGTGTTGTTCTGCTGCACAACCAACTCTTTCGGAAAGGCATCCAGAAATTCTCTCCCCTCAGAGGTTATTCCGTCCCATGCAACTTTCTTCCCCTGATTGTATGTAGGGAATAAATGCCAGTAAACACCAACACGAGAGAGCATAGCTCGAACTAACCAGTGTAAACAGGTCCAATCCTTTCCCGCCCTCCGATGCCAAACTACCACCGCACGACGACCCCCACGCTCCAAAAACTTCCATAAAGGTCGCTGGTAACTCCTAGGGGAAAAATTATGAGGGATTTCTATCTTGGTCATATCGTTACGTCATCACCGAAATTGGTGATAGTGATGTTCAATTCCCGTTCGTCTCCTCCTCCAATCGCTATCATTGATCCCTTAATCTTAGGATACTGGTATTCCATTAATGTCCGGTCAATCGAAAATTGTAGGTTCTCGTCAGTAGTCGATTGCCGGAGGTCGATCATGTTTGCAACCGAATCATAGTCCTTCCGCTTACAGGCAGATATTATGTGGTTTCTTGCCTCCCGTGCCGTGAACTCAGGGGGTTCTGCTGGACCGTTGATCGCTGGTAGTAACGGAGCCTCCCCTTCAAGCGTTTTCTTTACTACCTTCTTTTTTTTCCGGGGCATTGAGGATTAAAAGAACTTATCTCCTTGCAATAGTCAATATTACTTCTATTTTATATTTCTCTTCATAGAAGACTCACTTGTCCCTTGGTTAGGAACAAAGAAGGCCCTTAGTTGACTCCTAGGGGCCTTCGCTTTTGTTAGAAATGTTCCACGTAGAACAATTACCCGGGATGTGATTATAAGTGATTCACTTCCAGAAACTGCAAGAAAGTTAATTGCAGTTAATTGCAGTTAATTGCAGTTCACCGAGTATTTAACCTTTAAAGTTAAATACTCGGGGTATTCTTCCCCCTTTATTAGGGGTACAAAAAGGGGGAAGAACTACTGAATATATTTATTCGAGTATTTAACCTTTAAAGTTAAATACTCGGTTTTTATTTTTCCCCTATTATTCGAGGGAATAAAGGGGGAAGAATATAAATGAAAAAAAGCTTGCATCTTTCAAGTATTTGAAATCTGATTTTTCCAGTGTGGCCTAGGGGTATATACACCCTACCCCCTTAAAACCCCCCCCTCCCCTCCGCGCGGGCGCCTCATGCGGGCGATTAACCGTCAAGAAGGTACTCGGCGCGGGCGCGCGCCCGCCGTCTACCGTCTTGATGGTACTCGGCGCGGGCGCGCGCCCGCCATCTACCGTCTTGATGGTACTTCAGCTTGTTGTTGCGTGCGTGCCTGTCTGTTAATAGGGTTAATATCCTGTTAATATAGGGTAGACCCCTTACGTAAGGCTTATACCCTACAACCTAACCCCTTGAATACCAATGAACTAGACATAATGTATATTGTGCGAAGTTAGTAAAAACCCTAGGTTAAAGAGAGGATAGGATCAGGATAGGATCAGGATAGGATCAG